TTATAAGCAGCTCCATTACCAAGGTCAACCTCGTTTAATCCATCTGCATCTATAAAGACACCATCAGGAACAACTTTAGATAATACCTGCTGTAGTTTTAAATGTGTAATTTGAATTAAATCAGCAAACGTTATCATTCGTCTTACTAAAGATTCAACAACACCTTTATACATTCTAGGTGCGCAAGCTATAAATTCTGGATATACATTTTGACTAGCCGATTGTGGTCGTGCCATATTTTCTGCCATTTTCCACTTTAGCATAATATTAGTACCCATAACCATAACTCCTTCATACCATACGTCAATAGTTTTAGAAACTTTTTTAAACTTCCCTTCCTCCATCATTTCAACAGAAGGATTAAATTCATCTGTTTTTTCAATAACTTTTTCAGCACCTACATTGTTAATTTTCTTTTTGTAAGTAAATGTATTTGTGGTCTTGTAATTAAAAAACAAAACTGTAGCACTATCTTTGCTAAATAAACTATTATTATAAAACTGAGATGTATTGTGATAATCATACCAGCTTTGACTATATTTAGAAATTTCTTCCATATCCTCTTTGGTAAGAGTTGGATCTATTTTCTTTAATTCAATTATTGGTAGTGTTTTAATTTCACCCCAATAAAAACAATCTTTAAAATGAGGATCTTCAGTATAGCTGTAAACTAAATTAGCTGGATCTACATAATCTATTTTTATTCCATCTCCAGGTAAAAAAGAATGTCTAGCTACAGAAATACCTAAAACTGTTTGATCGTAATCTAAACGTCTTTTTATTTCTAAATACCTATTTTCTTCAAACACAGTATTTATAGCTTCTTCTTCTGCTATTTCTATTGATGGCTTATATTTCATCTGCATATGTAAAGCCAGTTCCTCACTATCGTTAGGCAACTCATCTACATTACTAGAAAAAGCATTAACATCAAAGTCTTTATTTACTTGTGTAATTAATTCTTTAGAAGCCATATCAGCACCTATCATACGCTGATATTCATTCCTTCTATCCATAGACATAGCGTCTTGTGCATATGCTTTTACCTGAAATATCCTGTCTGACATTCCATTAACAACAATATCTACAAACTTTGGAATTATAGGAACAGGAGTCCAGTCAAGATTTAAGTAACTTAAATCACCATCCACTGCTAATTCGTTTTTATATTTAGATACAGACTGTTCTCCTCTAGCATAAAGTCTTAACCTATGAAAGTCTCCCCATTGATTATAAAACCTATTTGTATTTCCGTCTTTTCTAAACCATTCGTATTGTATGGCTTGCCCTATTTGTAATCCAAACTCTAGCGTTTTCTTTGTTGAATCAGAAACAAACTGACTTGGAAAACCCATAGGATTAATGTCTATTTTTACATCTTGCATTTACCTTATAATTTTGCTGTAACTTCCCTTATTGTCATATCTTGCAAAGTTAAACTTTATTTTTGACTCTTTTTTAACGGCTTGATACAAATGCTTTTGTATAGCCATTAAAGCTAATCCAGAACTAATTGTTGCATCAAACTTAGTTCTATTGTTTATATCAAACCTAGCCCAATCCTCTAAAGTACGACTAAAATACATATTTCCAATTAAATCAGGGTCTCTATAATCTCCACTAAAATCAATTCCTACATATTTTTCTATGTAAGATTCTATAGACGCAGCGTGCGATTGCTTAACATCCTCACTAGAGTTTGGTATACCTCCTAGCTCTTTTTCTGTTTTTGATAATTTGTTATATGCTTTATCAGGTCTATTAATACTATAACCTCTATAACCTCTGTTTTTAAAATGATATAATAATCTAGGTTTATTATTTTCAACTAAAATAGGCATACCATAAAAAACACAAGCCATTAATACTTCTTCAAAAAATATCTCAGCAGTCTGTGGTCTAGCTACATACTCTAAAAAAAACTCATTACTAGGAGCGTCATCCATATTAAATCTAGTTACTCCGTGAAGAGCGCCATTAGATCCACCACCACCTACAGTTCCTGATATATCATAGCTGTCACAACCAAATGCACCTATATGATCATTACCTGGAAACTTTCTACCGTTCTTAATATAACTATTATTTTGTAATTGTTTTTTAGGTGTCCAGGAAATTAAAAATCTACCCCTAGTATCTGGACTCCATAAAACTTCTCCATCTTTAACTCCATTCTTCCAAGTAAAATTACCTCTAGTTAAAAACCTGTCTTTTATTAAAGAGTCATTATAATCTATTTGCTGATATATTTTTGTTAGATTAAATAAAGACTGTTTGCTTTCATCTCTAAATGCGTGTGACTCTGTTCTTGGAAATTGTCTATAAAATTCATTTAACGCATCTGCATCATTTTTTAAAGAGTCTACCTCATTTTGCCAATAGGTAATAGCACCTTTATTAATCATTTCCCCATCAATACCCAGCTTGGGTATTTTCGGGTTATCTAAAACTGGCATACCATAAATATCAATAAACCCCTCCATATTATACTCCATTGGGACGAAAAGGGAATATAACCCGCTTTTAGTTTGACCATTTGAGTTTCTTTGATTTGTAGAAGAATCGTTATATAATTTTTTAAAGTTGTTACCACCCTTGTCTAGTGCGTTAGATGTAGATCCCATCATACACTTTCCTATAATTTTACTACCTAATCGTAAACAAGTTTTTGTTACCCTCCAGTTATTTAAAATATTACTTGGTTTTTCCCATTTACCACTTTCATCGTGAACAAGTAGCTTTAATTTTTCACCATCATAAGAGTTGTCTCCTGTGTTTTTCCAATCAATAGTCGTATCCAATCCTTCTATCTGTTCATCGTCTTCTTCATACATATTTTTTTTAGTAATCTTTGACGCTGGTACACGATAAGCTAATTCTGTTTTAGGCTTATCCATACCATCTTGAACTGGTTTAAAAAAGAAAGGATAATTATTAGATATAGGAACTACCTTGTCAGTAAACATTTTTTTTGCATCAGCCCCTGTTTTAGATAAAATACCTATCCTAGAATCTTTAGATATTGTAGCTATATTAGCACATTCTTCACTACCCATATATGAGAATCCAGAACGTCTAATTTTTAAATAGCATATACCAAAGCTTCTTTTATCTGCTTTACAAGCTTCCCAATAAATATAAAAAACTCTATTTGCTTCTCTAAAATCTGGTAATCCAATATCAATTTTAGTCCACTGCAAATACATATAATGAGAGCCAGTAATATATGTAGGCTTACCGTTGTTCATAAACCAAAAACCTTCATCTCTTTTATCAAACTCCGACTCAATATATTCTACCCACTGATTTTTAAAATTAGGCGAGGTTTGATTCCATTGAAATATTGTTGGTATTTTTTTAAGCAAAGAAGGAACTTCAAAAGATTCCCAATATTGTTCCGCTTTGGTTTCAGATCTTTTGTATACTTTTTTTGGTTTTTCAGGTAACCCAATTGCTAAACCATTTATAGAAATAACATCTCCTATTTTTCCATTTTTAGATATTACAACAACATTATATTTTTCATTATACCCGTACTCCCAAGTCTTAGCCTTGTTTTTATTTGTAACAATACTTTTTGGTATGTAGTTTGGTAATTTTACATATAAGCTATTTTGATCTTCTTTCTGCAAATCCTTGAGACTTATTATTCGTTGGTTTGTTAATTCCTTCTATTATATTTTTTTCTTCTTCTATTCTAGTTAATATTTCAAAAGCATCAAATATTGCTAGTTTTTTTGTTGCTGCTGCATTTTTTAATTTATCAGCTGCTAACTCATCATCTTCTCCATATTTAATAATATGCTCTTCAGCAACCTTAATAAGTTGCATAACAGCTTTTTCTCCTGCTTTTATTATCTGTAGCTTTATTTCTTTAACGTCCATATTATAAAACCATAGTTATATTATTAGTAAACATCCTATACAGTTTTTCTTCTTCTACAATAAAAGGATATTCACTTTCAGGCTGAAAACAAATAGTATCACCCTCCTTTAATCCTTTTTCTAATAGCTCAGAATTTATGTATTTTATAATACCAGTTAATGGTTCTTCAGTATTAGAACCTTTAATATAAGAATCTTTTTTTAATATTGGTTTTATCATTACATATTTAGAATGACATTTCCATTTATCTTTATGTTTAAACATAAAAAATTGATCCTCTTCTATAAAAAATAAATCATCTTTAAAAAAACTTTTACCGCTTTTTTGACGACCTTTTATATCATTATAAAATTTAAAAACATTATGATGGACCAACAGAATATCTCCTGGAGTAATTTCTCCCGTGTAGTTTATTGGGGTACTGACAACTTTTGCAAACCTATTGGAAACGGTATGATCTTCTTTGGACGAACTCATTATTAAGTTCATATCCCCTATCTTCTTTATATTATCATACCTTCTTCCATTGTAAGGTTTTACAATGAAATAAAAAGGTGACTTCATTAGAAATTTATATTATATTCGATTGAAATTGGAATATTAGAATTAAATTCTTTCCACAAAAAAACTTCATTAGATCTTTCAATCCAAATTTTATAAGAATTTATATTTGCTTCTTTTTGAATTAAATGAATTTTATAATTTCCCCCAAGAACTTCCTGCCCAGCTATATAATGCATAGCACTAGACTTATAGTCTGCTCCTATAGAAATTTTTCTAATATCCATTTAATTAAAATGTAGAATCTAATTTTAATTTTCTGTAAGTAATATTTATGTAAAGAGTTCCATCTCCAACCGTAGCATTTCCACCTGATAAGGTTATAGCCGTGTCAGCAGGTAAAGTACCACTAACTGGTTGTATTTTATATACAGTATCAGTTGCTGAATTTAAACTAGATACAGGCATTGTGCCAGCAACATAAGATCCTATTTTTAGAATAGCGACAGTAGCAAAATCAAACGCTGTTGTGTTAAAATCCATAAAGATAGAAACGTTAGTTATATCATAAGCATATCCCGCACCAGGTGAGGCTATAATTGTATATGGAGTTGATAAAACTTGCAAGTTAGCTGGTGAAATTGCAACACTAACTTTTACTGTATCTACTCCTAAGTAAGATTGTAAGTTACTTATAGAACAGTTTTTTGTTGCATTGTCATTTTCAGCATCAGTCAATATAAAATAGTCAGCACCGTCTGGAGCTATTATTGGATATGATGATGTATTGCTAATTCTTGCCATAAATATTATTTTTATTCTATAACCTCTGCTGTTTCAGCTGGTTGATTTTCTTTTACTTCTCCAGTTGCTAAATCAATAACAGAATTAGCTCCATACTTTTCTGACAACTCTTTTTCAACAGACGAAAACTTTCCTCTTATTGTGTCCAGGTCTTTAGTAAATAAAACTTGTTGATAAACTGAATCAGCTAACTTTAGTTTTACTTGAGTAAATTCTTGATTAAGAGCTTGTAAATTCTGTAACTCTTCTGGTGTTAAATTTTTTGACATTTTAGATTATTTTAGATTAAATTTATATACAAAT